GTAGCAGATTCTACTGCAACAGTTTCTTGGATGGTATTAGGTGAGAGACATGATCCACACATGAGGGAGATTTCAACCACTGATGCTGAAGGAAGAGCTAGAGTTGAATATACTCCACCAGTTGATCTTTACTCTGATGGAGATTGGGAAGAAATATAATATGCAAACTAGTAAATCAAAAAGATTAAACTTGCAAAAAGAAACATTTACATTAAATAAGTTATATGGCATTAGAATATAATATTTGGATTAATCGCCTTTCAGTAGAGTACTCACTATCTGGTGAGTCTGATGTAGTTACTTCAATCATGGCGTCTATGTCTGGTTACGATACATCGAGTGCTGGACAGTTTAGAGGTACCCGAGGGCATGTGTTTCTCTTAGATGAAGAATATCCTTTAGGGCCACCTACATTGTCTTCATTTACAGCCTTTCAAGACCTTACTGAGGATGAGTGTGTTAATTTTGTTAAGTCGTCATGGCTATATCCATCTAGATTCTCAGAGCTATCATCTAGAGTAGCTGAGATACAGCCATCAACTACTCATGGACTTTGCGCTCTTCCATGGGAATAAAAGGGTAAAAAACACACTGTAAATATACATGTAGAATAGGTAAAATAGGCTTAGACAGGGTCTGAGCAACAAGAAACGGTAGGTTTGCACCTACCGTTCTTTATTTGATTTGCTATAGATTAACTATTAAATATAACCCAAGTTTTGCTTACGGCCACGCTCAGGTGTCCATGGACCTTGTTTAGGATCAACTATTGCAATTGTTGCTTCTGAGTCAAGATCAGCTTTATAATCAGCACCTGTAGAACCAGTAACTGTTACACGAACTGCATGACCATCTGACTTACGTACAATAACGCAATCAAGTGTACCAGAACCATAAGTAGCTTTAGCCCTTACAGAGAGTTGAGTAATACCTATTTTAGCGAGATCTGTTGAAGAGACGTCTGATGTATGGTTAGCATTTGCACCAGTGAAGACAGGCCAGTTATTCCAGACAATGTAGTAATCATCGTTGAGAGTAGCATCAGCAGCTGTACCAATACCGTAACCAGAACCAGTTACGTAATGTGACTCTAATCTTTTAAGCCCTTGTCCTCTATCAGCACCAGACTTACCATCCGCAAGTTTAATGTTTGTAAATTTAAGCATATAAGTATTTAATCAACCAAGTATAATTTATACAAAAAGAACGGGTCCATTTCTGGACCCGCTCTGGTTAATAGTGTAATACTAATAGATCTTAGAAGTATACAGCACTTGATCCTGGAGTAAACTCAGCACCAAGGTTCTGTACAATAATGACGTGATAGTAAAGGTTAGCACCAAAGATATTGTCAACAACACCGTAACGGGTAAGAAGTCCTACGCGTGGTGCGAAGTCGTTCGGTCCGATTGTGCGCTGAACCATAACTGGGATGTATGGGCAATAGATAATACCTGTGTCATAGAACTCAGGTCCCTTATATCCAAGAAGTGCGTACTCAACGTTGGAAGTACCTCCACCGTATACGGTAGGTGAGTAGTTTCCAGACTGAACTTCAGTACGTGTATCACGGTAAACGTTGAAACGTCCACCAAGTGATCCAACCTTGGCAATACCAACAGGCTGTGTATTTACATCACCCTGTACAGGTACCCACTGGAATTCAGGGAGCATCTCAAGGATAGCACATACACGTGGAGTAGCAACAACGAAGTTAGCAGCACCACGACGGTTACGTACAGCAATGCGGTTAGCTTCGATAATCAAGCGCTGGTAGAAGTCACGGTTACGCTCAACGAGCCAGCGACCATCAGCAGAAGCAGGGCTCCATACTGAGAAACCAGGTCCATATCCTGCACCAAGTGCGGACTGGATCATGCGCATAAGCATCTCGCGATCGATTTCAGCTTGGATCTCGTAGCTCATGGCATTAGTGATCTCAGCGTCAATGTCGATTCCGTTCATGTTCTTAAGGTCCTGCTCAAGTTCAACTGACCAACGAGCGCCGAGGGGACGTGTACCAGCTTCAACAGCAGTCTTTTCGAACTTAACTTCAACCTGTGGAATGTTTCCGGTGATCTCGAAAGCAGAAAGGATCTGTGCGACACCTTTGTCCTGATCAGCGAAAGCCCAATATCCAGCATCTCCGGTAAGGTCAGCAGAGCTGGCACCAGTGAAGCGGGTATCAAGAAGCTGATATCCGAGTTCAGTCTGCGGAAGGCCTTGGGCACCTGAAAGACCTGGGGTCTTAGCAGCTTGTCCACCTGCTCCAGCTTGGGTTTTTCCATCGATTCCAGTACCGAGGTACTCATTCTGGTAAGCATAACGCAAAGCGAATGCAAGACCAACTGGTCCACTCATAGGCTGAACACCAACGATTTCGTTAGTGATAAGCTCTGGGAATGTACGACGAATCATTGGGATAAGCACCTTAGGAAGGCGAGCATCGTTCGGGGCATATGTATCGGCTGAGGAAGATCCTCCAGCTACGTTAGGGTTGAATTGTACTCCACCCTGAGCAGCTCCACCGAGAGATCCACCACCGGTGGAATTACTCTCTTCGATACACCATTTCTCTTGGTTCTCCAAGAGTACCGCGGTATTAAGGCGGGTATGATCATCTTCAATAGCTTTAACGCTATCAGATGTATAGTCAAGGACTGGTGCCCACTTCTCCAAAAGAGTAGCAGCACGGTCCTGATCAATAAATGATTGTGGTTTGTTCATAATAATATATTTTTGTTTTGTTTCGACCTTTCATGGGACTAAATCCCAAGTTACTCAGACACTATTCATGTCTCATTGTTCAGGGTGAAAAATTATTTCATCTTGTCCAGACCCGCAAGATACGGATTATCTGGTGTAGAAGGTTTTACTTTCTCCTCAACGACTATTTTAGGAGCATCAGCTTTCACAGTGCGATTACTAATAGCTTCTTCACGAATAACTGCCATTTGCTCTTTTTCTTTCTTGTCAAAGAGACGTGCAGTGTATTCGAAATTCTCTGTGATAAACTTGGCTGATTTATCACTCAAAACTTTCTTAAGATAAGCAGATTTTTTATCATTAAAGCCTGAAAGCTTCTGCTCAAGAACTAGTCTTGCTGCAGCATCTTCATATGCCTCTTTAAGATGTTTATTTTCCTGCTTAATAACATCGAACTCAGACTTGAGCTCATCAATTTGAGATTTACCATCAACAATAGCTTCCTTAACTGACTCATTCATAAGTGAAGAATCAACAGCAAGTACTGAACGAAGATTATTAAGGACGGAATATGCTGTTTTGTTTTTAGTAGCTTCTTCTATAGCAGCTACTGGCATTGCCTCGTCAATATATTCTTCAATATAACTAGAAATAGACTCAACAAGTTGCTCTTTAAACTCAGATGCATCTTCGTTAAGTTCAGTTTCATATTTTTTAATAACTTTAACCAATTTATTGGCGTTATTCTTATCTACAGCTTCAACTACTGTCTGCATCTTTGAGGTATGGTCACTATCAATTCGTGTGACCAGCTCTTCAAGTTTCTCAGCATAGAGTTCATCTTGGCTAGTAAGGGCTGCTTCAACAGAAAGCTCGACTTTCTCTTTAAGAGCCGTTTCAATGACACTCACACTTTCTTCTGTGAGGACATCTTGTAGTTCTTTTGGTAATAGATCTTTGTTCATAATTTAAAAGAGTGGTTTTTCTGCTGCTTGTTTTATTCTTGACTCAAGCTTATCGTTAACAGCCGATTGTAAATATTTATTCGCCGCAGCGTAGTTTTTATCGGAAATTGCATCGATAAACTTAACTATCTTGGTTTTAGTAGTAGTTTCCTTAGGCATATTCTTATTTATTAAAGTTTATATTAAAATCAAATTTTGTTAATAAAAGTCATAATTCTTTCAAGTAAGTACTTTTCTACTTCTTTTTTCGGAAGCTTACCTACTGCTTTTTCAAAATTATCATAAATTTCCTCATACTTACCATCATCAGCAAGCACCCATTGTTTTGATTCTAGAATACCGTTAACAAAAGCTTTAGGGTAAGAAGGATCAGCAACACAATCAATAGCAACTAAGTTCATGTTTTTAACTGTATTATGCTCTCTACCTTCCTCAAGTGTACCAAGAGCCCGTGATGACATACCGACTTTAACTCCATCATTTACTAATGCACGAACTATTTTACCGCATGGTGTTGATAATACTTTGGATTTACCATAAAACACATTACCGTCTTGAGTCATTTCAGTTACTATATGACACGCGCGTTCAAGATCAACATCTGCTGTTGATGGGTGATTTAGCTCTCCCATTGCGCGTCCTGGTTTAACCATATCTTCATTATACCGAGCGACCTCACGTTCAAGCTCATGTAGAGGATACATTCTTTTATTCTTATTAACCCCTTCTGCCATCATATAAGGCCCTTTAATAAAGAGGTTTGATGGAGAATCTTTATTAGTTTGCTCTTCAATGATCTCAAATTGATCATTAAGATCAGGATTTTCACATACTAGATTAAGTTTAAGTGACATACTATTATTTATGCCCGTAAGCTACGAAAGCTCTTTTTCTGTTAAGATTAACCATTTATAACCCCTACCCTTGCAGTATTTTCTTGCAGCTTTCCATTTTGCTTGATTTTTAACAAATTGTACTTGCTCATATATAATATGTTTTTTTTGTTTATATTTAGTAGTAGGTTTTAAAGTTTGCTTATAAGGTTTTATTTCTACAAGATACTTAGTAATAGCGGTACCTTCTTTAATAACAACATAATTATCTACGTGGTATCTATGATTACGTTTTGTTAAAGGATTATAATAAGGTATAACAACATTTTCACTACCCCATCTAACCACTTTAGGGTTATTATCACAGAATCGAAAAAATTTTAATTCTAAACCAGATCTATATATAGCGCGTTCACCGATAAATTTATCGATATTCTTAGGTACAAATAT